CCAAAGCCAGCATTCTACACAACTCCACGCATCAAGAAGAATCTGACCGCTGGTCAATTCCTTGAGGCAAACATCAAAGCTGCAATGGGCGATGATGAAGCAAAGACTCTTGTTAAGGCAACAAACGACACCTCAACAAACACAGGTCTTACTCTTGCACCACACATGAACGAATTCATCACAACTTCAATCGATGGTCGTCCAGCTGTAGATGCAGTATCACGCGGCGTTCTGCCAAACTCAGGAATGTCTTTCACAATTCCTAAGATCGGAACTGCACCAACAATCGATGGTGATTCAACTGAGGGCGAAGCTCTTGGTGGAACTGAAATGGCTTCAACATACATCACAGTTGATGTTAAGAAGGCAGCCGGATTGCAAACGATAAGTTGGGAGCTCCTTGACAGAAGTTCACCAGCATTTTACGATGAGCTAATCAAAGAACTTAACTACGCATACGCAAAGGCAACAGATCGCGCACTTGTATCTAAGTTAATCGCTGATGGAACTCAAGCATCAACACAGGCTGCAACAATTGCAGGTTTCAAGGCATACATTGCTAAGGAAACACCAGCTGCTTATCTTGCAGCAGGAAAGTTTGCTAAGAACATCATTGCTAACACAGCATGGTGGGAGGCAATCATTACAGCTGAGGACACAACAAATCGTCCTCTATTTATTGCTGCACAGCCAACAAATGCACCAGGAAATGTTGGAGTTCAATCATTAACTGGAACAGTAATGGGTCAAAACCTATATGTTGATCCACATTCATCAATCACAACACTTATTGATGATTCTGCATTCTTGGTTGTTCCAGAGGCAGTAACATTCTACGAAGCACCAAAGACACAGGTTCAAGTTCAAGCACTTGCTAATGGTCGCTTACAGGTTGCAGTTTATGGTTATTATGCAATCGCAACAAAGGTTGGCGCAGGAATTCGCCGCTTTAACCTTACCTAATAACTAACTAATCATGGGGGAGTGGTTGCTCCCGGTCATTCCCCCAGTCGAGTAAGAGAGGATTCAAATGCCAACAATTATTACTGCTGCAACACTTAGAACTACTCTTGGTGTTTCATCCTCTCTTTACTCTGATGCCGTTTTGGAAGACATTATTGATTCAGCAGAAACTGTCATTCTGCCAATGCTAGTTGGCTATTCAGTAGCCATTGATGCAGTATCTCTTAGCAACAACATTGCTTATTTCTCAACAGTTCAAATGAATCCTTTTGGTGAATCCCAATCTGTGCTTATTACCGGATGCGGAAGCCCATTCAATGGAACAAGAACTATTACAACAAGTCTTTTAGATGACTACACATTCTCAGCAGCAATTACAAATGCTGATATCATTTCTAAAAACATAATCCCATCGGGGCTGGCTACCCTTACCGGTGCATCAACTTATGTTGGTAATAGCGCGGTAGAATCAGCCGTATTAGTGGTATCGGTTGAGATATTCCAAAGCCGAACAGCTGCTGGAGGACAAATCGAAGGCGTTGATTTTAGTCCATCCCCATTCCGTATGGGACGATCTCTTTACAATCGTTGTGCAGGATTATTGGGATCATTAATTGATGTAGGAACGATCGCTCAATAATGCCATCCACAATTCTTTCAGCCGTCAGAAAACCTTTGGCAGATGCTTTAGTTTCAGTTGCTGGCAATGTTTATTCATTTGTGCCAGAGAGTGTAATTCCACCAGCTGTAGTGATAGTTCCAGATTCACCATATTTAGAATTTGATTTAATTAATAAGTCAGTCATAAAGTGTAAGATCAATATGACCATAACAGTTGCGGTCGCGTATGCAAGCAATCCAGCATCGCTAGATAATATCGAGCAACTTCTAATGAGCGTTCTGGCAGTTATCCCAAGCGGATATGAAGTCAGTTCAGTCGAAAGACCAACAGTCAGTCAAGTAGGAGCATCAACTCTGCTAATTGCAGATATTAGAGTTTCGACTTACTACAACCAAACATAAGGAGATCAAATGCCAACAACAGTAATCACAGGGCGCGATTTGGCTCTTACTATCGATAGTAAGTCATACGATGCCCAAGCACTTTCAGTTGCGTTAAACACAACTTTAGATCGTCAAGCGTATGAAACTCTTGATGGTCGAGTATTCAAAACAGTTGATACAGATGCAACAATGGATCTAACCATTCTTGCCGATTGGGGCGCATCCGTTGGAGCAGCATATTCAGTTTGCGAACTACTATGGGCAGCAGCATCAGCATCACCAGATACTGCATTGACATACAGCTTCACAGCTGCAACTGGCGCAGTATTCACAGGATCTGTTTATCCATCATTTCCAAATCCAACTGGCAATGGAAAAGATGCACAACAGGTTTCATTTACACTACAATGCACAGCAAAGCCAACTTTAACAGTTAGCTAAAAAAAGAAACCGGGAGCACAATGAAATTAACAATTACAATTACATACAACTCAGGTGAGGAAGCAATTTATATTGCTAAGACTCCTGAGTGGGTGAAGTGGGAAAAGCACACAGGATTAAGCATTAAAGATTGGGATGATAAGGCTGGAATATCAGGATTGATGTTCTTGGCATATCACGCTCATAAACGAGAAGCTGCTGGAAAGCCAGTATTGCCATTTGATACATGGATGGAAACAGTTGCTGATTGGAATGTTATTCGCGGTGATGCAGACCCAAAAGTCATCAAGCAGGAAGCCTAAGTCGCTTATTAGTTGAGTTGGCAATAGCCACACAGATACCGATGAGCGAATGGGTTGATGCAGAGGACATTTTAACAGCGATCGAAGTATTGGAGGATAGGTATGGCAAATGAAACTATTGCATATAACAAATCCGATCTCCGAGATATTTACAAAGCCTTCAAACTTATGGATGAACAGGCTACTGAGGAAGCAAGAGCGCAGTCTGCTGCTCTGGCGTATTTTGCATCAGAGGAAATTAAACAAGCTGCTAAAACAAGAACAAAGTCTGGCAAAGTTGCGGAAAGAGTCGCGGATGGCGTTAGCATTAAGAAGTCCAGCAAAATTGGTGAGTTCAGTTATGGTTTCGCACGCCAGAAGTTTTCAGGTGGGGCTACAACGCAAACCCTATGGGGTGGTATTGAGTTTGGATCTAATAAATTCAAACAGTTCCCTTCATATTCAGGACGGCAAGGCAGAGGTTCGCGTGGATGGTTTATCTATCCAACCCTTCGCAGAATTCAGCCTGAATTGATTAACAAGTGGGAACAAAGTTTTGATCGCATTATTAAGGAATGGGTCTAATGGCCACCGGTAATCGCACACTTAAACTTTCGATCCTTGCCGATGTTGATGATCTTAAAAAGAAACTTGGCGAAGCCGATAATGCTGTTGAAAGCAATGCAACTAAAATTGGTGAGTTTGGAAAGAAGGCTGCTGCTGCGTTTGCGGTTGCTACTGCTGCCGCTGTTGCTTATGGCACTAAATTAGCCATTGATGGGGTCAAGGCTGCTATAGAGGATGAACAAGCACAGTTCAGGTTGGCTGCTGCATTAAAGAGTGCTACAGGGGCAACTGATGCCCAAATAAAGGCTACTGAGGATATGATCCTAAAGACATCCCTAGCCACAGGCGTATCAGATGATCAACTACGCCCAGCCTTGCAAAGACTTGCAGTATCAACAAAAGATACAGCTGAAGCACAAAAGTTATTAACCCTTGCTTTAGATATTAGCAAAGGATCTGGAAAAGATTTAGAGCAGGTTGCAAATGCTCTTGGCAAGGCTCAAGATGGAAATACAGTCGCTTTAGGTAGATTAGGTCTTGGCATATCTAAGGCAGAACTCTCAACGCTTTCATTTACTCAGGTTCAACAAAAACTTGCTGATCTTTATGGTGGAGCAGCAGCTGCAAACGCTGAAACATTTCAAGGCAAAATTGATCGATTAAATGTTGGCTTCAAAGAAGCAAAAGAAAGTCTTGGATTTGCTTTACTTCCACAGGTTGAAAAATTTATTACCTATTTGAACGATACTGGCATCCCAACTCTTAATGCATTTATTGCCGGATTAACTGGTGATCAAGGATTAAGTGCTGGATTACAAGAAAACCAAAGAAGTGCTGAAAGTTTTGGAAAAGCAATTAATGCTGTTGCTGGCATCATTGCAGGATTTATTACATTTCTCAGAGAAGCAATCGGATTTGTTACTATTTTAGCAAATGGATTAATTGGAATTGCAAATATAATTCCGGGTGTAAATATCGGAGCAATCCCAAACATCGCTCCATCCGCTGCTGGCATTCCACAACTGTCACAAGTTCCAAACGCTAGAGAAAGCCGATCAAGCGGACCAACTGTTACAAATAACATTACGGTTCAGGCTTTGGATAGCGAGAGCGCGGCTAGAGCTGTATCAAAGGTATTAACACAATCATCAGCAAGGTCAATTCCAGCATTGAGTGGTAAAAGCGTTCGAGGTAATTAATGACTGTCTTTAATCCTGAGTGGAAATTGACTGTCGCTGGAACTCAATATACAAGCATTGCAATTAGCGACATTCGGCATAAATCTGGTCGAGATGATATTTATACTCAACCAGCTCCTTCTTATTTGGAAATTAGCCTTATTTCAACAAATGGAACAACGCTACCTTTTACAATTAATGACAGTTTGGCTTTGCAAATTAAAAATAGTTCAGGAACTTATGTAAATTTATTTGGTGGGAATATAACTGATGTAACTGTGGAAGTTCAAAAAAGTGGATCAGTTGGAACTGTTATTGCTTACACATTATTAGCAATGGGTTCATTGGTTAAATTAGCAAAAACTATTACTGATTTATTAAGTGACACCGAAACTGTGGTGCAAACAAATAGAGGACTAGATCATGGTGCCTATATTCCTTTAATGAATATGTATCCTGATGCTGATGTTTCAGTTTTATCTGGTGGTGAA